CCAATCTCTCCAAAAGTAGTATCCTGGTATTTTACCCTTTTCATCCATCTTCTTTGCTCTCAAGTAAGAGAAATCGGTGTGGTATACTTCAGCAATCTTGGTTCTATCGTTAGACCAAATCACTTCCAAGGCAAACCCACCAAAGATTACTCTATCTAATGCAACTTTTGCGAAAATGTCGTTCCAAGTTTCACCATCACTATTAGCATAACCCAAGTAGTCTTCATTATCAGCAGTAAGACCTTCTCCTACTACTGCTTGACTTTTAGCGTTGATTGCCGTTGCATGAACTGATGACTTGTGGTAAAGTTCAGTTAGGTATTGAGGCCATTTGTTTTCTGGTCCAAAATACACTACATCTTTTCTATCATCCTCAAACAGATTTGCTGATGGGTAAATATAATCCCCATACTTGGGAATGATAGACATTTTGTGCTTTTTCTTCTCACTCATATTATTATCCTTCATATACTACAAATGCTGCATTTTCATTAGTAGAGGTGTAATCAGTTCTACCTATACTCTCCGAAACGAACGCCCTTGTAGTCATAATAGTATTTCCTGTTGGTGTTGGAATACCAGGAACGGAAGACCAAGTATTACCCATTTGCTTCCATTTTCGTATTTCACTTCCATATATAGATGGGTCTATTACATCATCCCACGCAAGGTTTAATACATCCCAATCTTCATCTTCGGAGTCCCATTCTGGTCCGAAATCTGCAAGTGAGAATACATTTACATCATATGTCCCACCTACTAATGGTATTTGTGATTTATCTACACCAATAACATACGACCCAGTTGATACTTCTACTGGGATGTTATACCAAGAACCTGCTTTACTGCCAGTTCCTTGTGCAATATATTCATCTTTACTAAAACCATCCGTAAACTTGATGATAAAACCACTACCATTACGATACGAACCCGATGGTAATATAGTTGCTTCATTTGATGATGATGCGTGTAAATAAATCATTCTATACCCTTTGTATTAAAAAAAGGGGTGAGGTATTATCCCCACCCCTCTTATTATATGGTGTTTTACAAGTTGGATTAACCTACTGTAATACCTGCCAATACACCTGACAAGTTAGAACCCGAAAGTTCGCTTGCAGGTTCTGGTTCCTGGCCGGTGAATGTGAGGGTATACCCCGACAAATCACCAAATGCAGTTCCAGTTTGACCTTGCCCGGCACTTAAAGACAATCCACGAGTTTGTCCCAAGTAGAAGAATGTTCCTACACCATCTTCAGAACCATTGTTGGTTTCAACAATCATTTTGATATCTGGGTTTTTAGCAAGAACTCTTACTTGGTTTCTCGTAGCGGATTGTAGTTTGTGGAACGGAGCATTCACAGTTTGTTCGTAGAAGATAGTTCCGTTTTCAATATTTGCGTTGATTGCCTCGGTGAAATCACCTGTTTGGCGCGTCAACTCAAACTTGAAAAACTGTCCAGAACCACTCAACTCGCTAATCAAACCAGTTGTCCCCGATGTGCTACTAACACTACCAGACAAGATATAGATGTTCTTTAATCCACCAGTATTATCTCTACATCCGAGAGTAAATCCTGAAGTAATATCACAAGTGCTCATATTCTTGTCTCCTTTTTATTAGTGTTAATGTTATGCCAAGTCGTTAGATACCCAGAACTCTGGATAAGCAATGTTCATACCCATCTTAGTTACAACGCGGTGCTTCAACTGGTCACCGTTAATGTCATACCAAAGTTGGAAATCGCTAAAGTCTGAAAGTAAATCAGTTCCGATTACGATATGCTTAGCAGGTCCTAATACGATACGATTTGAACCATTCAAACCTACTGCACCTACAACTTTTACATTTGCGAATGGGTGCATCATTTCTAACAACGAACCACGGTTCTCAACTGCTGCTGGGTCAAAGTGGTAGTTATTTTCGTTTCTCAACCAAGTCACATACTTGCGGAAGTTAGCGATAGACATAAATACTGTCAAATCTTCTCTATCCTGCACATCATCTGCCAAGTTTTCAAGTAGCAAATCTACTTGGTCACCTACATTCGCAGAAGTTGGTGCTTCAATACCTGAAGAAGGAACAACTACACCAGTAGTAGAACCAGAAATGATAACTGAAAGTCCATTAACACAATCACCAGCACCAGTAGTAGCACCCCAGATAAACTGGTCGTTTGCTTTTTGGAAACCTTTTACGATTTGGTCAGAGTATTCTTGAACCAAAGTAAATGTTTCGTTGTAAGAACCACCTGGTTGCATTACACCTAAGTATTTAGTATCTAAGTCTCTCAAACATAGACCGTCATGCGATGAACGCTGACAAACTTCAATGTCTCTTTGAGTGAATGAAGCAGTCCCTGCTGTGTTAGTAACACAACCACGACCATCTACGATGTCAAGGTCTACTTCAAATAAGTTAATCGGTTCTTTGTATTTAACGCCTTCTTTTACAGTCGCGTATTCAATGGTAGAACCACCCATAATAGCTTTTACTACCAACTCACCTGCGGTTTCGTTGTTAAAAGCGTCTAATGTTGCAATATCAAATGCCATAATAATACCTCTTTATTATTTATTTCTTTTCTTTTGAGCAATCAAAGTCTCAATCATACCCTTATGATTGTAGTTCTCTTCTTTACTCGTTTTCTTAAACTGTGATGGTAGTGTCTTCTCAGATGCAGGAGCAGATGCGAATGCAGAGTATTTCTCTTCCATTTCACTCATCTTCTTAGCCATCTTGTCTTCCAACTCTTCCATCATTTCTTTAACTACATCAGCAAGAGCAACAATGATTTCTTCTTTTTCATCCATCAGTTCTTCCTCTTCTTCCATAGCTTCTTCTTCCTCGTGTTCTGCCATCTTTTCTTCGTGTTCTTCGGCTTCCACTTCTGCAGGGATTTCAGCATCAACTTCCTCTTCGGTTTGTTTGATTGCTTCAATCACACCATCAGCAGTTACGATAGTGATACCACCCTCAAGGGCATGCTCACCATCTGGTGCTGGTAGGTTTCCTTCATCAGTCACAACAAAGATAGGAAGACCTTGTGCAAGTTCTTCGCCTTCGTAAGCTAATGTAAGTTCACCATCTGCAGATTTGATTTCACCAAAGGACATCTCAGCAGTTTCTTCTGTGAAGGTTTCTTCAGCAGTTTCAACCGATGGCTCAACGAGATTAAAGTGCTTTTTCACTAAATCTTTAATGTTGTTCATTTAGTTTCCTTTGTTAAAAGTTTTACAAAAATGAAAATGAAACGAACCCCAACAGCTATACCAAATCACCATTCACCGCAGTTTCAAGTCAATCAAGTATCCAACAATATAGGTGTCTCGTTCTACTTTCTCTCATTTATCAACTTGTCTGCAAAGTATCCCTCTACTGAGAAACCCTTTACAAGACCCGTCTTAACATAATCAGTCCAAATCTGGTCGTTATTTACCTTCATAACACCCATCCAAGTTCCTTTAGGGTATTCTTTACCCATAAGTGCTTTAGATTTATCGTTATTAGGGTCACTAACTAACCAAGTTTCAACCAATACTACATCATTATATGTTTGTTCTTCATCGTGTTCTATGTTTGTCGTATCTTGTCGTTTTTCTATTTGATACTTGTAAGCAATCTTTTTGATTGTATCTGATGAGAAGTATACATAGTAATCATTTCCAAACTCATCTACACGATAAATCATTTTATCAGGCACCATCAAAGGACCTGCTATCAGTCTTTGTTCTTCACTAAACTTTGAGAAACTCTCACCGATTGCTCTTGGACCAAAAGTAGTTCCACCTAATAGACTAATAGTAGATTTTGTATCTTGTGTATTTGCTTCTTCTACTCTAATAGTTCCTCTACCCCATTTCTTGGTCTTGGGGTTATATACTTGTCTAACCTCTTCCCAATAGTGTCGGCAGTTATTACCACCTGCGAACTGGAAGATGTCGTATGAGTTAGAACCACCAGGACCTAAACCTGGATTAGCACCTCTCAAGGACATAGAGTTTATGTCTTCCTTGCGGTATAGTAAGTTTAGTCCAATAAGGTCTCTACAAAAGTCTCTTGTGTTTGATTGAACTGATGAACCTTTACCAGGTCTTACCGAATACTTGTATCTAATACGAGTAGTTCCACTATCCTTGATACTATCTTCATTTGGTTTTGCATCAGCTGATGATACTGCGAATGTGTCTTGTGAGAATACTACATCTTCTTCACCTACTGATTGTAGATAATCAAGTAGTTCTTCTCTTTGACCTTCAGTTAAATCATCCCAAGATTTTCTTTTTGATTTAATCCACTCTTTATATGCTTCTTGTAATAACTCATCCCACTCTGGTTCGTGTTCTTGGCAAGGCATATAAACTACCATATCACCCATTGGGTGTTCGTGGTATCCTTCACATCCAGCAATCATAGCAACCTCAGATGCTTCTTCGGGAGTTGCAAATACTGGCAATCCATCAAGGAAACCTAATAGGTCAAATAATCTATCAAAGTATTCTGCAATGTGTTCTTGCTCAAATCTATCTTCCCAAGAAGAATAACAAACTGCAAGTCTTTGGTCTTGGTCTGGAAACTCACCTTCTAATGAAGACATACACCTACTGATAAACTCATCTTCATTCTCACCTGCTCTTGGGTCTACAAACCCCTCTGGTTTTTGTATTTGTCTTAGGTTACGAGTGTATTGTCCTACGACTTTACCACTTCTTGTTCTAATCAGTGCTACTGGGTCTTCTTCAGTTGCAGTAAGGGTTACATCAGTTTGAGGAACATTAACCTCTCCTTGAACTCGTAAGTCAGTTATTTGACCTCTACCTCTATCAGCATCATCACCTCTACCAGCAAAGGTCCAAGATACATAATCACCTACTGAAAACCCACCTGCATTCTCTACGAATACATCTTTTACTATAAGAGAACCACTTGGTTCATTTACATAAGGTGCAAGACCCGATACATCTATTGAACCCTCAAATAGGTCAAGTTCTTTTAGTTTAGACTCTGCCCATCTTTTTGCTGATAAACCACCCCATAACATATATGAGATATAACCACAAGATGTAGTATCACCTTCATCATAGTATTCTTCAGCACGAGATAGGTAAGAATACATACGCTTTATAGTTTCTACTGAAACATTTTCTTTGTTAGCAAGTTGCTGTGCTCTTACCTTACCCACTTGGGTTGCACACTTATTACCTTGTTTCTCGTTTAACTCAATACCTCTTTTAGCATTGTTTGATACCGAGTCTGGATAATCGTTATAACTCTCAAACAACTCTTTGTTTTGTTTAGAGAACATAATAAAGTTTTCTTCAATAGCAGGTTCCTCTACAAGAGCAATACCATCTACACCCGAATAGAAATCGTTTTCATCTATCTCTAACTTTATAATCTTTACACTTTTATTCATAATCTATCCTTTATCCTGGACCTAATGTTCTTCTTCTATTTAGTCTTGCTTGTGCTCCACTTACATTAAACTGAGGGGTCAATGCAGTTCCTTCTCCTTGCTGACCTATTGGAGTAAATCCACCACCTACTGTTGGTAGTGATACATTACTACCACCCCCACCACCACTTGATGGAGCAGATGTGTCACCAAACTGAGAACTTCTAATGTCTGCGATACTTGTTCTTGCTTTTGCAGAAATAGCAGCAACTAAAGCAGCACCGATTGCTACACCAAGACCTGGGACAACTGCATTGAACTTCTGTGCTCCTGCAAATGCCTCAAAGGCAGCTTGTGTAGATGTTGTGATTACTTGAGCAATCTTATATTTCTTTGCTTTCTCAAATCCTTCTTCATTTGACTCATCCAATCCACCTTGTAGGTCAGAGATGAAACTATTGGCAGTTGATGCAAGTTCTTTAGTAGTTTGGAAAGCATTGCTCTCTACAAACTGTTGGGTTGCATATGAAGCAAGTTCTGC